CGGGGTGAGCTGGACGTTCGAGACGGACATCCCTCACGAGACGTTCAACATCTACGAGAACGGAGAACTGTTCTGCGTGGGCATCGTGTTCCGCATGGAGGATCTGTGATGGGAGTCTATCTCCACGCAAATGGCGCACCCGATGAAATATCCATCGGCTACATCGGTTTTGGTATGGTGCGGTGTCAACTGGCAAACAGCTTTTCCAAAGAGCTGGGGCAAATGTACGAAAAACCATACAAGGATATGTCGTTCAAAGAATTTTCGGAAAAGGAGGTTGAGTGGTGGAACCGCATTTGCCCCGAGGGGTTAGATTTGTTTCTGTGGGTTCATGACACGGGCGGAAAACTCTCGGCCTCTCAATGCAAAAAGGTCATTTCCGATTTGGACAAATACCCCATGAAGTGGCCTGATGACTGGCGCACAGATTGGCTGGAAAAATACGAACGGATAAAAGAATTGATACGGTGGTGTGCAAAAACGCGGCACACGCTTTATATCGAATAGCAGAATGAGAGGAGGAGCAAGAGTGCACCCCTGGCATTTGGTTATTGCTCTGTGCCTTGTGGACGGGATCTTGTGCCACGAGCTTATGAAAACGTGGGACAAGGAAAAGCACAAGGCGGAAAAGGAGGATGATAAATCGTGAAACCACTTTACGTTCCAAAGGGGGCCGCCAAGGAATACGGTGACTATGCCGTGAACATCTACACCGGCTGTCCTCACCGCTGTTACTACTGTTTCGCACCCAATGTTCTGCACCAGGAGCGGGAGACATTTCACTCCTGCGTGGAGCCGCGAAAGGACATTGTGGCGGAGCTGCGGCGGCAGTTGGAGCGGAAGCAGATCACCGGGAAGCTGGTCCACCTGTGCTTCACCTGCGACCCCTACCCCACCGGTTACGACACGACCCCCACGAGGGAAGTTATTAAGGCCCTGAAGGAATACGGCAACCATGTCCAGATTTTGACCAAGGGCAACGGAAGCAGGGACTTTGACCTGCTGGACGGTGGGGATTGGTACGGAATTACACTTGATGGAACGCAAACAGTTAAATTTATACGGGAAAGGCTTAATGGTTTTGTTGAGGCGTACCAGAAGGGGATAAGAACGTGGGTATCTTTTGAGCCGGTGACCAACGAAAATCGTTTCTTTGTGGAGCTGAATTTGGTTGCCAATATAGCAGATAAAGTAAAGATTGGCAAGCTAAACTACCACCCGTCGAACATCAACTGGGCGCAGTTTGGCCGGGAAGCGGAGGCCCTGTGTAAGAGCCTGGGCCTAGACTACTACATCAAGGACAGCCTGCGGGCGGAGATGGAGGTGAACTGCAATGGCCGAACGGAGAAAGCTGACCAAGGCCGAGAGGCAGGCCGTCTATGACAAGATGGAGGGTCACTGCGCTTACTGCGGCTGTGAAATCAGCCTCCAGACGATGCAAGTAGACCACATTGCCCCGTTGAGAAAGGGCGGGGCGGACACTCTGGAGAATATGTGGCCGGCCTGTCGGAGCTGCAACCACTACAAGCACACGCTGACAGTAGAGCAGTTCCGGCAGGAGATCGGCAAGGCTCCAAACAGGCTGATGCGGTACGACACGGCCTACCGTCTCGCTGTCCGGTTCGGACTGTTGGAACTGAACCGCAAGCCCGTCACATTCTATTTCGAGCGAAAGGAGGGCGGCGCTGATGGCCTATAAGCAGAAACACCCGTACATTATGCAGTTGCTATATGTTTTCAAACACATAGCTACCAATTTTCTGAAAAAAGGGGGGGAAGGCGCGCCGTGAGAAAGGCTGTTCTGCTGAGCGTCAACCCCAGGTGGTGCGGGCTGATTGCCTCCGGGAAAAAGACCCTGGAAATCAGGAAATCCAAGCCGAAGTTAGAAACCCCGTTCAAGGTTTACATCTACTGCACAAAGGGTCGGCCGCTCCATTTTTGGAGATCAAAGACCTATTCGTATGCCGACGACCGCAGCCACAACGCATTTGATCTCTGCGGCGACGGAAAGGTTATCGGCGAGTTTGTATGTGACCGGGTTTATCAGTACACCACCAGCAACATGACGGACGGCGTAGATATTGAGGAAAACGAAGTTATCTCCCAATCGTGCCTGTCCCGTAAGGAGTTGGACGCATACGAACATAGTGCGGAGCCGAAAGAAAACTGCATTTATCTGGTGGGCCTCTACTGCTGGCATATTACTGACCTCAAAATCTATGCTCAGCCGGAAGACCTCTTTATCACACAGGGGTTGAAACGCGCACCACAGAGCTGGCGCTACGTCGAGGAGGTGGGGCGCCGTGATTGACCGCTACTACCGGCAGTTTACCCCTGTCTGCGACTGCTGCGGCGCCCGGCTCCCCGGCGGTGAGAGCTTTGCTGAAGCTGTCCAGATAAAACGGGACGCCGGCTGGATCGGCCGCAAGGTCGATGGCGAATGGGAGGACGTCTGCACCGACTGCCAGTTTGAGGAGAGGGGGTACAAGTAGTTATGCCCCTGGTCCACCTGTTGAGAAACCATCCAGACGAAAATATACCAGGGCAAGAGGCGGGACTTCCGCCCTGCCCAATCTGCGGAGCAAAAGCGTACATACACGGCGATACAGTAGATGGCTTTTGGTTTGGGTGGTCAGTTGGATGCCCGAGGTTCTGCCTCAATGACGGAATACACGGGAAAGACGAGAACACACCGCAGGCGGAATGGCTGTCAGCACACGGCTTTGCGTCCAAAGAGGTGGCGGAAAGCTGGTGGAGAAAGAGGGTGGAAAAATGAGGAGATACCTTGCCATTTACAAATGCCGCCTTTGCGGAGAAACTTTTGGCGCGAAAGAGGCTGGTGGCAGAGAAACAGCGTTAAATGCGGCTATTTTTGCCAGTATGGGAAAACTGCCGGAGCCGAATGCCCCGACTTTGAATGATATCCACTCCTGCGAGGATGGAAGCATCGGGATTGCCGATTTTATTGGTTTCAAAGAGAGAGGCGGGGGCGGCGATGTATAGTGAGCTAAATAAACACTGTCGGGAGTGCATTTGCCCATCCTGCGACCTGTTCCAGACCAAAGAGTGCTTGGAAGGTGAGGACGGTTGCGGGAAGTGCGATAATACCTACCATGTGGGACATTGCTGGTGGCATCCGGACGAGCGGAAGGGGTCAAGCGATGCGTGACGGCTACTGCTGGCTTTGCGGTCGCTGGGGCCACCTGGAGGAGCATCACATCTTCGGCGGCGCCTACCGCAAGAAGTCAACCAAGTATGGCCTGACCGTGTTCCTGTGTGGGGACCGCTGCCACCGCAACGGTCCCCAGGCAGCACACAACTGCCGGGAGACGGCTCAGCGCCTCCACGAATACGGGCAGAGGAAATTCATGCGGGAGCAGAACGCCACCATAGAGGACTTCCGCCGTGAGTTTGGAAAGAACTATCTGCCGGAGGAGACAGACGAATGAACCGACTGACAATCGAACAGGAGCGGGACGCTCTGTATAATGCGGCCCGGAGGGTGGGCCTGAATGCCCACATCACCTACATGGAGCGCAAGGGCGACGCCCACACCTACGCTGAAAAGCTCATGCTGAACAGCTACCGAAAGGGTATGCCCTACAAGAGCTCCTATCTCTACTGCGACGCCCTGGATACCTGCTTTTTCTTCGACCATGACGGCCACGCCTGTGTGTCCGTGTCGGCCTCCTGGCGCAATGGAGCCAAAGACCTTGGCAGGCCCATCAGGGAGGCCCTGACGCACATTCAGAAAATGCTTAACGCTATGACGGAGGAGGCAGACCAGTGGCTGCGGGGTGGCAGGGATGAAAGAGCTTAGATTCACGATCCCGCTTGCCCCCGTTACCAAGAAGAACTCCCAGCGTATCGCCAACTGCGGCCGGTACAGCAAAATCCTCCCCAGCAAGGCCTACGTCCAATACGAAAAGGACGCCGGCTATTTTCTTCCCAATCGTGGGAAAAAGCATACTCAGCCCTGCGAGGTCGTCTGCCTGTTCTATATGCCGACAAAGCGCCGGGTTGACCTCACAAATCTGCTGGAGGCCATTGATGATGTGCTGGTGAAGTATGGCGTTCTAAAGGACGACAACAGCGAGATCATCACGTCCCACGATGGGAGCCGGGTGCTGTATGACAAGGACAACCCCCGGACGGAGGTTACGATTCGGTTTTTGGAGAAAGGAGGAGGCGAAACTGAAAGTAAGATGTGAAATCAGGATTGCCGGAACCGTCGATATTCCTGACTGCTGGAACGACCAGAAAGAAATCATTAAAAACCCCTACTACCCTGCGGAAGTAGCCCTTTACCACTACGGAGAAAAGCTGAAGGTTGAAGAAACATTGCGCGAACTGCTCCCGCAAATGGTCTGCGGCGATGATACAGATATGACAATCAACTTTTCTGAGGTGGGGGCGGAGCGGCACTATCAAATACTGCCGTAAGCTGAGGGCAAAAATCGTTCATTTACAGGGCAATTCCAAAATGCTATAATGCAAGCTGTAAAATCTTAATCAGCCGGGAACAGCCCTGCGCCTTGCTTTAGGCGTGGGGCTGTTCTACTTCTGCGGGAAAGGAGGCCCGATGCCGCCCCTTTGTGATACCCTCGCCTCGCCAGCGGGGAGAACAAAGGAGGAACTGCAAATGTTAGGCATTGTTGTGCTTATCATCTATGCGGCCCTGATGTTCGGGGCCACGGTGATATTCACAAAGCGGACGCATGATGCCGAGAGTTTCCATGTGGCTGACCGCCGCATTGGAACGGGGGTTGCTGCCATGAGCATAGCCGCAACATGGATTTGGGCACCCTCCCTCTTTGTATCTGCGGAAAAGGCATACACCAGCGGTATCCCGGGCCTGTTCTGGTTCCTGGTACCGAACGTGCTGTGCCTGGTTCTCTTTATCCCATTCGCAAAGCGCATGCGGTCTGCGTACCCGGAGGGCGTCACCTTGACGGGCTACATGACCACGGTCTACGGCTCCCGGAAAGTCAAGGGGGCGTACTCGTTCCAGCTGGGGGCGCTGGCCGTCCTGTCCACCGCCGTCCAGCTCCTGGCCGGGGGCAAAATGCTGTCCGCCATCACTGGTGTGCCGTTTTGGAGCATGACGATCATCCTTGCGGCGATTGCCTACTCCTATTCGTACTTTTCCGGCCTCAAAGCGTCGGTTACAACCGACGTTATCCAGCTTGCCATTATTCTACTTGGCTGCGCCCTCCTCGTCCCCTGGGGCCTTTCCAGGGCCGGAGGGGTGGGTGCTGTCACGGCGGGCCTCGGCTCCATTACGGGCGACCATGCGTCCCTGTTCTCGGAGGCGGGGCTTTCTGTATTTCTGGGCTTTGGCCTCCCCACCGCCGTTGGCCTGATTTCCGGGCCGTTCGGCGACCAGTGCTTTTGGCAGCGTACCTTTGCGATCCGGGAAGACCGTATCGGGAGGTCGTTCCTTATCGGCGCTCTGATTTTTGCCGTGGTGCCGCTCTCTATGGGGACTATCGGCTTTGCCGCCGCCGGTACCGGCTTTATCGCCGCCGACACCGGCATGGTCAATGTGGAGTTCATCACGTTCCTGCTCCCGTCGTGGGCGCTGGCCCCGCTTCTGATGATGGTGCTCTCCGGCCTGCTCTCCACGGTGGACAGCAACCTGTGCGCCGCGGCATCCCTCACCACCGACTGGCGGATCTCCGGCAGGCTGGATTCCAAGGGCCGTCTGAAGCTGTCCCGGCTGGTGATGGCGGGGCTCCTCCTGGTGGGTATCCTGGCCGCAAATATCCCGGGGCTGACCGTGACCCACCTGTTTCTATTCTACGGTACCCTGCGGGCCTCCACGCTTCTGCCTACGGCGCTGACCCTCCTGGGCAAGCGTCTGAATGCAAACGGCGTGTTTGCCGGTATCGTGGCCTCCCTGTGCATCGGCCTCCCCGTGTTCGCAGTGGGGAACATTTGGAACATCGCCGCCTATAAGACCGCCGGCAGCCTGATTACTGTCCTGCTGAGCGGGGCCGTTGCCCTGGTGTTCTCCCGAAAGGGGGCGAGGGCATGAGCCTCGGCAGAAAGCAGAACATCAGCAACGATGCCTGGCTGGAGGCCGTCGCCGCCATTGAGCAAACGGTTTCCCGGGAGGAGCTGGACGCCCTGACCGCCTCCACCGTGGAGGACATCAGGGCCACCACCGAGGGGGAGCGCACCGCCTACGCCTGGAGCGGAGGCAAGGACAGCATCGTCCTCTCCAAAGTCTGCGAGATGGCCGGCGTGACCGACAGCATGATCGGCGTGTGCAACCTGGAATACCCCGCCTTTATGGCGTGGGTAGAGGCCAACAAGCCGGAGGGCTGTGGGGTCATCAACACCGGGCAGGATCTGGAATGGCTGAGCAAACACCCCGAAATGCTGTTCCCCCAGGACAGCAAGACGGCGGCGCAGTGGTTCTCCATCGTCCAGCACCGGGCGCAGCGCCTCTACTTCAAGGCCCACAAGCTGGACTCCATCATCCTGGGGCGGCGCCGCGCGGACGGAAACTATGTCGGCCGCAAGTCCAACATCTACACGGACGGGAAGGGCATTACCCGGTTCAGCCCCCTTTCCGACTGGTCCCACGAGCATATCCTGGCGTTCATCCACTACCACCAACTGCCGCTGCCCCCCATCTATGGCTGGGCGAACGGCTATCTCTGCGGCACTCACCCCTGGCCCGCCCGCCAATGGACGGGCGGCGAGGAGAACGGCTGGCGGGAGGTCTATAACATCGACAAGAGCGTGGTTATAACCGCCGCTGACTACCTGCCGGGAGCGCGCGCATATCTGGAGGTGGCCGGGAAATGAACATCAGGAAGATGCCGCTGTCCAGCCTGCAAAGGCCGGAGCAGAATGTGCGGATGCACACCGAAAAGCAACTGAAAGAGTTTGAGCGCAGCGTCTCCATGTTCGGCCAGCTCCGCCCCATCGTGGCGGACGAGGCGGGCGTTATCCTGGCTGGGAACGGTTTGTTTGAAACCCTCCTCCGGCTGGGCTGGGAGGAGGCCGACGTCCTCCAAGTGGAGGGCCTGACCGAGAACCAGAAGAAGAAGCTCATGCTAGCCGACAACAAGATATTCGGCCTGGGCGTGGACGACCTGGAAACCTTTGACGCATTCCTCGTTGACCTGAAAGACGACCTGGATATCCCCGGCTTTGACGAGGAACTGCTGAAAAGCATGGTGGCCCAGGCCGGGGAAGTGACAGAACGGCTCCAGGAGTATGGGACGCTCGACGAGGACGAGATCGAGGAGATCAAAGCAGCCCGGGAGCGGAAAGACCTCTACATGACCACCGACCTTGCGGACGAGGGCGAGGCCGACGAGCCGGAGGAGGATGCCCCCGCGCCGGAGGAACCGAAAGAGCCCGTCCGTCAGTATGTGGTCTGCCCTCACTGCGGGGAGAAGATATGGCTGTAAAACGGATACAGTCCGACATGGACGTGGTGACGGCGGCTAAAATCCGTATCCGCAACGCATTCCGCAACGGCGTCCCGGTCTATATGTCGTTCTCCGGGGGCAAGGACAGCCTGACCCTCGCCCAGCTGACCCTCAGCCTGATCCAGAGCGGGGAGGCAGACCCCTCCCTGCTGACCGTTCAATTCGTGGACGAGGAGGCCATCTTTCCCTGCATCGAAAAGACGGTGATGGACTGGCGCCGCAAGTTCATGTATACCGGGGCCAAATTCGAGTGGTATTGCGTGGAGGTCAAGCACTTCAACTGCTTTAACGAGTTGTCGGAGGAGGAGACGTTCATCTGCTGGGATAAGCGCAAGCGGGATGTGTGGGTGAGACAGCCCCCGCCCTTTGCCATTATGAGCCACCCCATGCTGAAGCCCCGGAAAGACAACTACCAGAGCTTTATGCCCCGGGTGTGCATGGATGGGATCACCATGACCGGCGTACGCTCGGCAGAGTCCGTCCAGCGCCTCCAATACATGGCACGGCTGAACCTCGGCGGCAAGGGCATGACCGGCCGCAAGCAGATTTTCCCCATCTACGACTGGACGACCAACGACGTCTGGCTCTACCTCCGCAACGAGGGCGTGGAGATCCCGCAAATCTATCTCTACCTCTGGCAGTCCGGCACGAACCGCAACCAGCTCCGGGTGTCGCAGTTCTTCTCCATCGACACAGCCCGGACGCTGGTGCAGATGAACGAGTATTACCCCGACCTCATGGAGCGGGTGATCCGGAGGGAGCCCAACGCCTACCTCGCCGCCCTCTACTGGGACAGTGAGATGTTCGGCCGGCGCTCCCGGGCCCGCCGCAAGGCCGAGGGCGAGGAGATCACCAAGGACTACAAGGCCCTGCTCACGGAGATGTTCTCCGATATGCCCCGGTATTTCAACACCCCCAATAAGCTTCGGGTGGCAAGGACATACCGCAACCTGTTCATCAAGATAGGCCTGTTCGCTACGGACAAGGACTACCAGCGGATGTATGAGGCCCTCCAAAAAGGCGACCCCAAGCTGAGGTCATACCGGGCCCTCTACCAAATCATCTACAGCCAGTACATCGAGGATGCCAAGGCTGAACGGAGGGGGGTGGAGGCACATGGGTGACAAAAAGCTGTTGGCCCCGCTGTCTACCCTGGAATGGGTGGACAGGAAAATACTCAAGCCAAACGACTACAACCCCAACAAGGTCAGCAAGGAGAACCTGAAGCTGCTGACCCAATCCATTCTCACTAATGGATGGACACTCCCCATCGTCGTGCGGCCTGACTATACCATCATCGACGGGTTCCACCGCTGGACCGTGGCAGGAGAGGAGCCGCTGCTGTCTATGCTGGATGGCAAAGTCCCCGTGGTAAGAGTATTCCACGAGGATGCCAGCGAGGACATCTACGGCACCGTCACGCACAACCGGGCGAGAGGCACACACCTGTTAGAGCCCATGAAAGCAATCGTGAAACGACTGCTGGACGAGGGCAAGACCATTCAAGAGATAGGGCGTCAACTGGGTATGAGGCCCGAAGAAGTATTCCGTCTGTCTGACTTCTCCAGAGACGACTTCTTGGAGATGATGATAAAGGGCAAGACCACATACAGCAAGGCCGAGATGTATACCACCATCTGAGGCCAGGGAAAGCCGTGTGTCCGCATCCATCACCGAGGATAGGTTAGACCATGGACAACACGACAACTACCGGCACACAGGCTGCTGTGGCCTGCCAGGAGCATAGGAGCGGCAACGCGGTCCCGCCACGACCATCAAGGTACTGTGACGGGGCCGCCCCTCTTATGCGGGCTCGACGACCCCGAAAGATAGTTAGTCAGCAAAAAATTTTTCCCAGGGACTTTACTTGACCCCTGCTATTTGGAGGCCTGCCGTAATGGTAGCGGAGCGGCTTGCTAAGCCGTCCAGGAGCAATCCTGTGTGGGTTCGAGCCCCACGGCCTCCGCCATGTGGAAGGTGCGAATAAGAACCAACGGCGCACTGTGTGCTGGCGGTGGAATGGTTCCGCCGGCAAAACCAAGAAAGGAGTTGGCAGAGATGGCCGAGAAGAAAGCAAAGCCCCAGGAGCCCGCCGGGTACTGCACCACAGCCGTCCTCGCCAATCTCTTTGACATCACGTCCCAATGGGTAGGAGAGCTGACTAAGAACGGCATCCTCCGCAAGCACGATACGGAGGTAGGCCCCCGGTACAACGTGGTGGAGGCGACCAGGGCCTACGTTAAACACCTGCGGGAGAAAGCGGCGGGCCGCGGCGACAAGGACGATACCGTGGCGGAGAAAGAGGCCCAGAAACTTGCCGCCGAGGTTCGTATCAAGGAGGCGAAAGCGGAGTACACCGAACTGGAGCTCCAAGAGCTGCAAGGCCAGATGCACCGCTCCGAGGACGTGGAGAAAATGACCCAGCAGCTGATATACACCATCCGGGGGATGATGATTGCCCTGCCTGGGCGGCTGGCGGTGGACGTGGCCGGTGTCGATGATGCCGCCGAGGCGTCGGTCATTATCCGGCGGGAGGTCAACGCCATTCTGGATGAATTGTCCAATTTCAAGTATGACCCCGACGCCTATGCTCAGTTGGTGCGGGAGCGGCAGAAATGGACGGTAGGCGATGAGGACGTACAGTAACGATGCCGAAAAGCTGAACGCCGCCATCGCCGGAGCTGTCGCCGCCTTTACGCCTCCCGAGGACATCACCGTCACCCAATGGGCCGACAAAAAGCGCCGCCTCTCCCCGGAGAGCTCTGCGGAACCGGGGCCCTGGCGCACGTCCAGGACGCCCTATCTGAAAGAGCCGATGGACGCCTTCACCGATCCAAAGGTGAAACTGCTGGTCATGGTTGCCTCCTCCCAGGTGGGCAAATCGGAATTTGAGCTGAACAGTATCGGCTACATCATCGATCAAGACCCAAGCAGCATTCTCTACATCCACCCCACCATCGACGACGCCAAGAAGTTTTCCAAGCTCCGTGTCGCCCCAATGGTGCGGGACTGCAAGGCCCTCCGAGCAAAGGTGGCAGACCCCAAGAGCCGGGAGAGCGGCAACACCATTCTCCAGAAGTCTTTCCCCGGCGGTATGCTGACCATGTGCGGCTCCAACAGCGCCTCGGCCCTGGCCTCTACCCCCGTCCGCTATGTCGTGGGCGACGAGCTGGACAGGTGGGCGGCAAGCGCCGGTACCGAGGGCGACCCCTGGGAACTGGCGAAAGCCCGTCAGACCACGTTTTACAACGCCAAGTCCGTGGCCGTCTCCACCCCCACCATCAAGGGACACAGCGCCATTGAGGACTTGTTTTTGGAGGGAACGCAGGAGCGGTGGCACCACCGCTGCCCGGAGTGCGGCGAGTTCCACAACATCGTATTCTCCGACATCAAGTTTGAGTATGAGACCACGATCATCAAGAACAAGAAGACCTATACCGTCACCAGCGTTCTGTGGAAGTGCCCCTCCTGCGAGACGACCCACACCGAGCGGCAGATGAAAGCTCAGCCCGCCAAGTGGATCGCGGCCAATCCCGCCGCCTATGCCAACGGCACCCGCTCCTTTTGGCTGAACGCCTTTTCATCTCCCTGGGCGTCCTGGGCCTCGCTGATCCTGTCCTACCTCAACGCCCTGGGCAGCACAGAAAAGCTCCAGGTCGTTTACAACACGAAATTTGGTGAGCTGTGGGAAGACCGGGGCGACCTGGAGGACGAGGAGACGATCATGGGGCGGCGCGAAACCTACGAGGCCGAGCTGCCTGACGGCGTATTGGTGCTGACCTGCGGCGTGGACACCCAGGACGACCGCTTGGAATACGAGGTGGTGGGCCATGGCCGGTGGGGTGAGAAGTGGGGCATCAAGCGCGGCATCCTCATGGGCAGGCCGGACACCACGGAGGTCTGGCAGGCCCTGGATGATGTGATAGACCACCAATACAGCTTTGCCAGCGGCCTGAAGCTGAAAATCTCCACCACGTTCGTTGACAGCGGCGGTCACTACACGCAGGAGGTCTATGAGGCCTGCCGGGCGCGAATGTACCGCAAGGTGTTCGCCATCAAGGGTCGGGGCGGTGAGGGAGTCCCCTATACGGCTCCGCCCAAGAAAACCAATATCGTTATCAAGGGCCGCTACGTCGGCCAGTGCTGGCTTTACACCTTGGGCGTCGATTCCGGCAAGCAGGCAATCATGGACTCCCTGCGTGTCAGGTCTCCCGGGGCGAAATACTATCACTTCCCCAAAAACCAGGACTTGGGCTACGGTGTAGAGTTCTTTGCCGGTCTGCTCTCCGAGCGCCTGGTTTACAAGCAGGGGAGACAGCATCCGTGGGTATGGGAGAAGATACCCGGTCACGAGCGAAACGAGGCGTTGGACTGCCGCAACTACGCCAACGCGGCATTCAAAGCGACCGGGGCCGACCTGGACGCTATTGCCGAGCGGCTAAAGGCCCTCGCCAACAGCGGGAGGCCCCAGGCCCCCAAGAGGGCAAAACCGGCGCCGCACCGTAAGCAGGGCGGCGTTGACCGATACTTTGACGAATGGTGAGGAGGTGGCCGAGCGTGGCCCGGAAAGAGATCACGGTAAAGCTGACGCAGAAACGGGAGCGTCTGCAGATGTACCTCGACCGCGAAAAATATATGCTCTCCCCCGACGGGGTGCAGAGCTACGGCATCGGGGCCGGTTCCGGCTCCCGAAACGTCCAGCGGTACAACACCGATCTGGCGGACGTCCAGAAGATGATCCATCAGCTGGAGGAGGAAATCGAGGAGCTGGAGGCACAGGCGGAGGGCCAGTGCCCCCGCAAGGCTTTTGGCGTTGTGCCTGTGGATTGGTGAGGGGGTGGAGACAATCGAAAGCAAAGCCATAAGGGAATCGCCCCTTTCTATGGGCTACGGCGACGCCGGGGCCAGCTACGTCCGCAAGGCCCTCAAAGCGTTTATTGCCCAATCCGGCAGTCCGCGGGACGACATCGACACCCACAACTTCACCCTGCGCCAGCGCGGCCGGATGCTTTACATGGCCGCGCCGATTGCGACGGCGGCGATACGAACCACCTGCACCAACGTCGTGGGCGTGGGCCTGGCCATGAAAAGCCGCATCGACCGGGAGGCCCTGGGGCTGTCCCCGGAGCAGGCCAAGGCGTGGCAGAGGCAGACCGAGGCCGAATGGAAACTTTGGGCCGGGAAAAAGCAGTGCTGTGACGCCATCGGCGTGTGCAATTTTGACGAGATGCAAAAGCTGGCGCTCATGTCCGCGCTGATGGCTGGGGACTGCTTCGCCCTGCTGCCCCGTGTGCCGGTCACGCCGGTGTCCCCGTACAGCCTGCGGGTCAAGGTGGTGGAGGCTGACTTGGTATCTACCCCGGACGCACTCACTGTTCTGCCCGGAACCATCACTGAGGCCCAGGCCCCCAACGGCAATTTCATCTACGACGGGGTGGAGGTAGACAAGGACACGTCCGCCATCGTCGCCTATCACTTCTGCAACCGCTACCCCTTTGAGGTCTACACCATCGGGGAAACCCGAAAATGGCAGAGGGTTTTGGCATACGGGGAAAAGACCGGCCTGCCGAACGTGCTGCACATCATGGAGCCGGAGCGGGCGGGGCAGTACCGGGGCGTGACGTTCCTGGCGCCGGTCATTGAACAACTGCTGCAAATTCGCCGCTACACCGAAAGCGAACTGATGGCGGCGCTGGTTCAGTCGTTCTTCACCGCCTGGATCGAGACAGAGGCCGACCCGGCGACCATCCCCATGAACGAGGTAGGCGGCGAGGAGCAGGAAATCAGCCATGACCCCAACGAGTATGAAATGGGGTCTGGCAGCGTCATTCATCTGCGCGTGGGGGAGAAAGTGAAATTCGGCAATCCCAATATCCCCACCAATGGCTTTGACACCTTTGTCAAGGCCGTAGCAACGCAGATCGGAGCGGCGCTGGAGATCCCGCGGGATGTCCTGCTCAAAGAGTTCAACAGCAGCTATTCCGCCAGCCGGGGGGCGCTCCTGGAGGCCTACCGGGTTTTCAAATCCAGGCGCAAGTGGCTGGTGGACGACTTCTGCCAGCCGGTCTATGAAATCTGGCTTGCCGAGGCGGTGGCCCGGGGGCGTGTAAACGCCCCGGGCTTTTTTGTTGACCCCCGCATCCGCGCCGCCTGGTGCGGTACCCAGTGGATCGGCCCCGCCCAAAGCCAAATCGACCCCAAGAAAGAGGTCGATGCCGCTATCCAGGCAGTTGACCGGGGCTTTAAGACCCACCAGCAGGCCACCGTCGAGATGGACGGTGGAGACTGGGACGAGAACGTGGAGCAGCTTGCCCGGGAAAAGGCGGCGCTGTCTGCCATTTCCGGCCCTGCTGAAGCAGAAAAAAGCGGCTCCAAGGAGGAGCCGGAGGACAAGGAGGACGAGGAAAATGAGCGTAATCAGTAGCTTGTTCAAGGGAGGGCGGCAAAGCCCCGCGCAGCCGGTTATAACCGCACCTGCGGCCCCGTACTGCATGGAGCGTATCAGCGACACGGAGGCGGAAATCTCCCTCTACGGGGACATCGTACAGCGCCGCCCCACGGACTGGAGCACCGGCAAGCCCAGCGAGGGGCAGTACATCATCCTCAGCGAGTTTTTGAAAGACCTGAAAGCCATCGAGGATGTGAGCAAGCTGACCGTACGCATCCACAGCGCGGGCGGCAACGCCTACGACGCCATCACTATCCACAACCGCCTGAAAGAGCTGCCTGCGGAGATCACCGTCATTGTTGACGGTATCGCCATGTCGGGCGGCTCTCTCATTATGTGCGCAGCCAACAAGGTCAAGGTCAACCCGGCCAGTCTGGTGATGATCCACAAGTGCTGGTCGTTTGTCTGGGACGCCATGAACGCCGACGAACTACGGAAGATGGCCGAGAGCAACGATGCCGTTGACCGGGCACAGGCGGCAATCTACCACGCCAAGACCGGCATGAGCGAGGCTGACCTTTTGGCCCTGATGGGGAACGAGACTTACATGACCGGGCGGGAGGCCGTGGACAAGGGCTTTGCCGACGAGTTGATCGACGGCGAGGCCCCGGACATTGCCGCCAGCGCAGACCGGCGCACCATCTACTACTGCGGACAGCCCGTATGGGCCACCCCCGGCAGGCCTCTCCCTGCCAATATCCAAATCCCTATGTTTTCTCCCGCTACGGCGGCAGAAATAAACAATACGCCGGACAACCCCGGCAACAAAGGAGGAACCTTTATGGCAAAGACCCCTGACGAGCTGAGGGCCGAGTACCCCGAACTGGTCGCTCAGCTTGAGCGTGAGGCGCGCGCCTCTGCGGTTGTCGGAGCCGGTACCGCCGCTCCCGCCGCCGCACAGCCCCCCGCCGCCCCCGCCGTTCCTGCGCCCCCGGCCCAGGAGACCGACCCCGCCGCCGCCGAGCGCGCCCGTATCCAGGCCATCGACGAGATCGCCCCCAATATCCTGGACAAGAAGCTGGTGGAGGACGCCAAGTACGGCCATCCCTGCAGCGCCCAGGAGCTGGCGTTCCGGGCTATGAAGATGCAGGCCGCCCAGGGCACAGCGCACATGGAGGGCGTGGCCGCTGACTTCCAGGCCAGCGGTATCGCTCAGGCGCAGACCCCCGCCGCCCCTGCGGTGGACACCGACCCGGACAGCCCGGAGGCAATCGAGGCCCAGGCCAAAGCCGACGTTGCCGCCTATCAGAAAATGATGGAGGTGTGCTGATATGAACAAGGAACTGTGCAGAAAGGTTGGCGAGGTCGGCCAGGACAACCTGATCGCCAAGCTGTTCCCGCCCGCCGAGACATTCGGTATCAAGGTGGCGGGCGGCGAGGGTGTGCTGAAGCGCGGCACCGTCATGGCGCTGTCCGGCACCGACTACGTTGTCCTGGATGCCGAAGCCACCGGCAAGGCCAACTGCGTCCTGTCCGATCCCGTGGATGCCAGCGGCGAGAGCCCCGTCACCGCCGTGGCCTACCGCACCGGCCACCTCAACCGCAAGGCCCTTATCGTGGCTGAGGGCTACACCATGACCGCTGCTGACGAGGAGGAGCTGCGTAAGGGCGGCATCCTCCTGTCTGATATGCTGGACTGAGGAGGAGAACACGATGGATATTTACAGCACCTACTATATGCTGGCGGCGGTAAAAGAACTGCGCCCCGAGCACACGTTCTTTAAGCGCCGCTACTTCCCCACGAACACCACCATGGACGTGTTCGGCACCGCCAAGGTTCTGGCGGACTACAAGGAGGGCAGCCAGAAGAAAGCTCCCTTTGTGCTCCCCCGGATCGGCAGCGTCTCCGTTGCCCGTGAGGGATTCAGCACCTACGAGCTGGAGCCTGCCAACATCAGTATCTCCATCCCCCTGACGCTGGATCAGCTGGAGAAGCGCAATTTCGGCGAGGCCCTTATGAGCAAGGCCACCCCCGAGCAGCGCGCCAAGATGCTGCTGATGGGCGACCTCACCGAGCTCTCTGCCCGCATCTCCCGCACCGAGGAGTGCCTGTCCGTCCAGACTATGCTGGACAACGGCTGCACCATGCGCCACCAGACGGAGAAAGAGGACGTTTACGATGACGTCGCCGTCAAGTTCTACGACGGAGAGAACAACCCCGCCCTCTACACCCCGGCCACTCCCTGGACGCACAGCACGGGCGGAAAGATGGGCAACTGGTACAAGGACGTCTGCAACATGATCAGTATGCTGACCGGCCGCGGCCTCCCCGCCAAGGAGCTGGTTGTCGGCTCCGACGTGGGCGAGTTTCTGCTGGAGGACGAGTGGATTCTGAAAATGCTGGACAACCGGCGGGCGGAGATGGGGCGCATCGACCCCAAGGAGCTGACCGACTATGTGACCCAGATCGGCACGTTCAACTTCATGGGCCGCAATCTGACCATCCTTGTCAGCGACGGCACCTACGAGGAGGGTGGGAACGATGTTCCCTATGTCCCCAACGGCAGCGCAATCGTCACCGCCCCCAACTGCGGCAAGGGCCTCTATGGCGCCGTGACCCAGTTGGAAAAGGACGGCAAGTATCACACCTATGCCGGCACCCGCGTCCCCCAGCACATCTTTACCCTCCGCCCGCCCGTCAAGGAGGCGCAGCTGACCTCCCGGCCTCTGCTGGTTCCCAAGCGCAAGTCCCCCTGGTCCGTTGCCAAGAAAGTCTTTGACTGAGCGGGAGAAAGGAGCAGAACATGATCAGACTGATAAGCGGCGTCTATGGCGCCGAGGATGGGATGAAGCGGCCCAAGGACGGGCCGTTCTCCCTCACCGATAACGAGGAGGCCCGGCTGGTCAGCCGTGGGGTGGCGGAGTACGTCTTTGACCGCACCACTCTGCCCGCTGCGCCCTCCCGCACCGAGAGCGCCAACGCCATCCGCTACGACGAGGGTATGACGATGAAGCAGCTCCGGGGGATCGCCGACTACCTCGGCCTGGATACTTCCAAGCTCAGGAGCAAGCGGGATGTCGTGAAGCTGCTGGATGCCCACTTCGCGTCTGCCGGAACCGGCGAGGAGCCGCCCGAGGAGGAAGACGAGCCCACCGAGGAGGAGGGCGATGGGGAGGCCGGCGAGGTTGACCCCGATGCTCCCGACTTGGGGGCCGAGGAGCCCACGGTGTGAGCGCCTTTAAGGACATGGTGGCCCGGGACATCCACAATGTATTCCTGGATACCAATTTCTTTGGCGAAAAGCGCACGGTCGAGTATGACGGCGAACGCTATGAGGATATCCCGGTCGTGTTGATGGAGGCGGAGGAAAAGGACCGCTCCAAACTGGAGGACGACCATGTGCAGGGGCTCTACTTTGTGAGCGATACGCTCCAATGCGCCCTCTCTGACTTGGGCGGGAAACTCCCGGAAAAGGGACAGCGCCTCCGTATCAACGCCGAGGAGGGCGGCGGGGGATTCTTCCGGGAGTTCTACGTCGTCACGTCAACCTGCAAGATGGGGATGCTCCATGTAGGTCTGGGGGCGATTGACGAATGAGCGTTATCCAGGTTGAGGCCGCCGGGCAGGAAGTTCTCGACCGGGCCACCCGAATGTTGGCTGGCATCGACGGCGGCATTGACAAGGCAGTCAAAAGCGCAATGGCCAGGGCGGTTTCCCATCTGCGGACGAACAGCACCAAGGCCATCCAGGAGCGGTATGCTATCTCCGCCGCCAACCTCCTGGCGGAGGAAAACGTCAAGGTGCGCTACACCTACCAAGGCGGTGTGCAGGCGTTTGTCACCTTTGCGGGCCACAAAATTCCCCTATACCGCTATGACGGCGCCGCCCCCGCTCAACCCACGCCCAACACCGGCGAGTGGGTCAAGGCTATGGTGGCGGGGAAGTGGCGCCGTGTCCACCCTGGTCTGACCGCCTCCGGGCATCAGCTGAAAAGCACCTCGCCCAAACAGTTCCAGGACGCCTTTACCGCCCGGATGAAGTCCGGCCATGTGGGGATCTTCGAGCGCACCGGCGGCAGCACCGCCGAGGGCGGCGACGCCATCAAAGAGCTGATGGGCTCCTCTGTTCCCCAAATGCTGGGCAGCCCTGGCGTAGCCGAGCAGTTGGCCCACGAGTCTATGGAAAAATTCGAGGAACGCCTTGACCATGAGGTTCTGCGTATCCTCAACGGCTGGGGGAGGTAGCTATGACCAAGTTGGTTTTGCTGAAGCAGTTAAAGGAGTTCACGGAGGAACGGGTCAAAGACCTGCTCTTACCCGTGGCCCAGCAGAAAGAGGACGAGGAGCCGCCCAAAGACCGGCCGGCAGAAGTCTACCGCGCCCGTCTGCCCGACAGCCGTGCGGCAAAGAAGAAAGCCCCGTACATCCTACATCAAGTTATAACCGGCAAGGACGCCCAATCTCCGGGGAGCCCGTCTATCTCCCTTGTCACGGTTCGGACGGTCTTCTGCGTGTACCACAAGGACGAACAGGAGGGCGGTCTTGCCCTGCTGAATCTGATGGAGCGTCTGCGGATCGCCATGCTGGAGGAGGGGATCGTCGGGGGGCAGTTTATCCTCGACCGGGAGGCTGGGCTGGAAAGTCTGGTCTACCCGGATAATACCGCACCCTATTACACCGGGGAGATGATTTCCGTATGGAAACTCCCCATCATCGAAAGGAAGGTACCTTATGCCCAAGAACACAACTGGAACGGCGCCGGCATCCGCCGCTGAGAGGCCCGCCGCCGCCAAAACCGAAAAGCCCGCCGCCCCCCAGGGGGAGCAGAAACCCGACGGCTGTGCCGCCGGGTTTTACTGTTACATCGGCCCCAATCTGACCGGCCTGATCCAGAACGGGGCCATCTTCCGGGGAACCCGGGAGGACGCGCTGAAAGCCGCCGCCGACGCCATCAAGAAGCAGCCCCTGGTGAAGACGCTGATCGTCTCCGGGGACGAGTTGGCCGAGGCCCGGCTCAAGGTCAAGCGCAAGGGCAATGCCCTGAGCGCCAATTATGAGAAAATCGCCGCCAGCAAGCGGCAGTAAGGAGGTAGCGAAGTATGCCTAATCTCGGCATTCATGTCTACGAAAAGGCCACGGCGGTAGCCATCCCTGTTGTGGCCGATGTAGGCATCCCCTTTGTGGTGGGCCTCGCGCCCGTCCACACCGCCGCCAAGCCCGCCAAGGCCAACGTGCCGGTGCTCTGCACCAGCTGGGACGAGGCCGTGGAAAAGCTGGGCTTTAGCTACGACTGGAAGAAGTATACCCTCTGCGAGTTCATCTACTCCCATTTCCAGCTGTTCGGCTGTCAGCCTGTGATCTTCTGCAATGTCCTGGACACGGACACCATGAAGAACACGCTGGAGGCCAAGGAGTACGATGTCAGCGACCACAAGATCACCCTGCCCTTTGACACCATCGCCGCCGGTCTGAAAGTGTCTGTTCCCGGCGACGGCGGGGCAGACCCCGCGGAGCTGAAGCCGGACGAGGACTACACCGTCCTCTATGACGAGAACGACGGCGTTTGCATCGTGGAGCTGCTTAGCTCCGGTTCCGCCTACTCCGCCGCCAAGCTCAGCGTGAGCGGCAGTACCGTTGACACGAGCGCGGTTGTGACCGCAGATGTCGTCTCCGGCCTGGGCGTCATTGACGCCTGCATGAGCATGGTGGGCGTCATTCCCGACCTGATCTGCGCCCCGGGGTTCTCCCACCTCTCCGTCGTGGCGGCTATCATGGCGACCAAGGCGGCGGGCATCAACGGCCTGTTCCGGGCCAAGGCTCTGGTAGACGTGGACTGCGGTGCGGAGGGGGTAACGGAGTATTCCGCCCTCACCCCCTGGAAGAACAAGAACAACATGGTGGACGAGAACCAGATCCTGTGCTGGCCTATGGTCAAGCTGGGCGACTACAAGTTCCACATGAGTACGCAGTTGGCGGGGCTGATGGCAAAGGTGGATACCGACAATGCCGGCGTTCCCTACGAGTCCCCCTCCAACAAGAATTACAAGATGGACGGGTGCTGCCTGGAGGACGGCACGGAGGTCAATCTGACTTTCGAGCAGTCCAACATCATCGCGGGCTACGGCATCGTCACCGCCCTCAACTTCATGTCCATGGGCTGGACGTGCCGGAACAACTACACCGCCTGCTATCCGGCCAACACCGACGTCAAGGATCAGTTTATCCCCGTCTCCCGGATGTTCGACTTCGTGGGAAACACCCTTATTCGGACGTTCTGGAGCAAGCTGGATAAGCCGATGAACCGACGGCTGATCGACACCATCATCGACACCTGCAACATCTGGCTCAACGGTCTGGTGAGCCAGGAGTATCTGCTGGGGGCCCGGGCCGAGTATCTGGAGGAGGAGAACAGCCTTGTTGACCTCATGGCCGGTATCCTCCACATCCACATCTACATCACCCCGCCCAGCCCCATGCAGGAGTGCGACTTCACGCTGGAGTACGACACCAACTACGTGACGTCTGCTCTGGCGGCGTAAGAGAGGAGGATGCGGTAAATGAGCACGAAACAGGCTGCGGCCTATATCAACCTGGAGATCTACGAGGACAGCGTCAACCTCCTGGGCGTCGCCAAGGTCAAGCTGCCTGCCATCGCCTATCCCTGCGTCAACATCTCCGGCGCCGGAATGATGGGCGAGATGGAGGTCCCGCTGTACGGCATGGTCAGCAACATGACCACCAACATCAACTGGCTCACTCCCCACGGGGACGCGGTGAAGCTGATGTCCCCCAAGAAGCACCAGTTGGATATGCGGGTGGCCGAGGAGTTCTGGGACGTGGAGCAGGCCGATGTGGGCGTATGGGCGGACAAGTATGTGATGATCGTCCGGCCCAAGACCACCGACCCCGGCACCGTCGCCCCTATGGGCTCCGCCGATACCTCCGGCGAGTACGTCGTCTATTACTTCGCCGCCTATAAGGACGGCAAGCAGCTGTGGGAGGTCGATAAGCGCAACATGAAGTGCGTTGTCGATGGCGTGGACTATATGGCCCCGGTGCGCAAGGCGCTGGGTAAATAATCATCTGCGGCAGGCCTCGGGCGTTCGCCCGGGGCCTGCCCTATTTGTGAAAGGAGTGCCACCATGAGCGTTAACACCGAAAAGAACACCCCCGCCGCCGAGGGCGGCCCCGCCGTTGAGGCGGTTGCGCTGGAGAGCGAGGCCAGGGCCGAGCGGGACGACAGCGTATACACCCACACGTTCAAGCACCCGTTCTCCTACCAGGGAGTCACCATCGAAAAGCTGACCTTTGACTGGGGCAAGCTGACCGGCAAGGATCACCTGGCTATCGAGAACGAGCTTTTGCTGAGGGGGAAAACGCTGGTAACGCCCGAGTTTACCGGCGAGTTCCTTTGCGGCATGGCTACCAGGGCCTGCACTGACCGCAACGGAGACGGGTTCCGCATTCTGAACATGGAGGTTCTGAAAGCAATGCCCATGCGGGACTTCCAGACGATCTGCAAGAGGGCGAGAGCTTTTTTGCTTCGTGCGGGGTCATAACCGGCAAGGACGGCCTATGGCTCCATAAGCAATGTCTGATACTGGCGAAAAACAACCACACCCCCGTCCCATTTTGGCTGTCAATGCCCTTGCGGGAGCTGCGGTTCTGGATCAAGGCCAACAACGCCGTAATCACTGAGGGAAAGGAGGCCGCCGATGGCAGGTAGAAAAGAGTACGAGATGCTATTTGCTTTGAACGCCCGGATGAACGGGGGGTTCAGCGGCACCTTTTCCAAGGCCCAGGCGGAGTTCTCCCGGCTGGGGAGGGAGATTCAGGACTTACATAAACTCCAAGGCAATATCGCCTCCTACCAGAAGCAGCAGGCGGCAATCGAGGCCACCCGCGCCAAGCTGGAAAATCTGCAAAAGCAGCACAACCTACTCCAAAAGGAAATCGGGGAGACCAACGGCTCTACCGCCGGTCTGGAGCGGGAGAGCGTCAAGCTGGAGCAGCGTATCAAGGACACCGAGGCGGCGCTGGAACGGCAGGGCCAAAAACTGGATGCCACCGGCGCAAAGCTGAGGGAGGCCGGGGTCGATACATCGAATCTGGCCCAAAAGGATGTTGAACTGACCGCCAAAATCAAAGAGCTGCAGGCCGAGCAGGAAAAGGCGGCGGACAGCGCCGAGAGGTTTGGCGACCAGACCGCAAAGGCGCTCGACGCAATAGCGAGTTCTGAGGTCACGTCTGCGGTCGTTGACGGCCTCGGGAAGATCAAGGACGCCTTTGTAGAGTGTATCGATATTGCCGGCAACTTCGAGGAGGCAATGAGTACCGTGGAGGCCCTGTCCGGGGCCAGCGCCCAGGAGATGGCCGCTCTTGCGGAGGAGGCCAAAGACCTGGGGGCAACCACAAAATTCACTGCCAAGGAAGCCGGCGACGCTATGGGCTACATGGCGATGGCCGGGTGGGACGCCTCCGATATGCTCCAAGGCATGGACGGCGTTCTGCAGCTGGCGGCGGCGTCCGGCGAGGATCTGGCTATGGTGTCCGACATTGTGACGGACAGCCTCAGCGCCTTTGGGCTGACGGCCAAGGACACGGCCCATTTCTCCGACGTGCTGGCGGCAGCGGCTACCAGCTCCAACACCAACGTAGCCATCATGGGCGAGACGTTCAAAATGTCTGCGTCTGTGGCCGGAGCCCTGGGGTATAGCATCGAGGACGTGGCCGTAGCTATGGGCCTCATGGCAAACAGCGGCGTCAAGGGCTCTATCGCCGGTACCGCCCTGCGGAACACGTTTAATGGCTTGCTGGAGGGCGTGACCCTCACTGGCGCGGCCTTTGGGGAGTACGAATACTCCGCAATCAAGGCCGACGGCACCATGAAGGATTTCGGTGCCACTATTGACGAACTGCGCGGCTACTTCGAGCAAATGACCGAGGCCGAACGGGTAGCAAACGCCCAGGCCATCGCCGGACAGCGCGGTTATAACGGCCTCCTGGCTATTCTGAACGCCACCGATGCCGACTATGCCTCCCTCACCAACAGCATCAACAACTGCACCGGAGCGGCCCAGCGCATGGCAAATGTCAAGCTGGACAATATGAACGGCCAACTTACCCTGATGAAATCCGCATGGGACGCTCTGAAAACCACCATCGGAGAGCAGTTTATCCCTGAAATGCGGGGACTGTATGAAATCGGAACGGACGTTTTCTCCGGCGCCAACGAGTTCATCAAGGCCAATCCCGGCCTGGTGAAAGGGATCGCCGCCGGAGCCCTTGTGATCGGCGGCGTGACAACTGCCCTGATGGCTTACTCGGCCGGGGCGAAAATTGCGGCGGCAGCGTCCGCGCTGCTGTCTGCCTCCATCCAAGGCGTCAACATCATCATGGGTGTGACCGCCGCTGTGGCCGGCATCACCGCCGCCGTGGTTGCTTTGGCGAACTCGGCGGATGATGGCGTTCCGTCTGTGAAAGAGCTGACCACCGCCGCCCAGGAAATGGGCGAGGCGATGGACGAGGCCAGCGCGACCTTTGAGGAAAACGCCTCCCAGGCCCTTGCCACGGCGGAGCTTGCAGGGGTGTATATCGACAAGCTGAAAGAGATCGAGGCGGCGACAGGCGGGAACGTCCAGCAGAACCAGGAGTATCAAAACACCCTGGCTCTCCTCCTGCGGACTATGCCGGAGCTGTCCGACAGTATCAGCCAGACCACCGACCAATACGGCCGCGTGACCTATACCCTGGAAACCAGCACCGACGCGCTGATGGCAAATGCGGAGGCGTGGAAGAAAAATGCCGAGGCCCAGGCCTACCAGGAATACCTCAATTCTCTGTATGACGAGTACAACGCCGTCATGCTGGAGGCGGCTGAGAACAGTATCAAGCTGACCCAGGCGCAGACCAAGCTGGAGACAGCCGAGAAAAACTGGGATGCCGCTCTGGTGCGGATGAACGAGCTCTCCGAGGAGGCCTGCGAAAACGGAACGGCCCTCACCGGCGAATACTACCAGCTGGAAGATTCTATCCGTGTGTACCGGGACGAGATGTACGAGGCCGAGCGCACCATTGAAAATCTCAA